ACTAGGATCTGTATCACTTACATATACTGTATATGTATTTGGTGATAAAGTTGATGTAATTGAAAATGTACTTTTATATACACCACTAACCAATGAAAATGTTTTTAATCCATATGATTCAATCGACGTATTTATATCAGAACCAACATATACATATAATGAATAAATATTATAAGATGTATTCCAATTTCCTAATGATAATGTGGTTGATAATGCTTTATTTTGAATAAAATTTACATTATTAAATGTTGAATTTATAGGTCCTATTACTTGTGTTAATGTAAATTCTGGAGATTCAATATATCCATTACCATATGTGATATTGTCAGATAATGATAATTTAATTCCAGGTAATGTATTATTAGTTTGTGTGTACGAAAATGTTCCATTGGAATTGATAGTAACTGTTGTTTGATTTGTAATTCCACTTGATCGTATTGTGCGATTTAAATATAAAGTAGAAGGATAATTAATTGACCAATTTGAGACTAATCCATTTAATATTGTTGATCTATATGTTTGAAATGGTGTTGGATCAGGTGTAATACTTGATATCTCAATTTGATTATTAACTGTAAATGATGAAATTAATTGATTTACAACTGGTGTTAATATACCATTTGGATCTTTATCCGATAAATATAAATTATATGATCCTGATGTTAATGATGTTATCGTATTTGTAAAATTTATTCTAAAACTTGTACCAGATAAAATTGTTTTTAATCCATATGAATATACTGGTGTGTTAATATTTGATCCAAGATAGATATACAATCCACTTATATTATATGATGTATTCCAATTTGTTAATACTATATTATATGTTGTTGATTTATTTTTAATTGCATAACTTTGTGTTGTTAATGATGCTAAAACAGGACCGATAATATTATTTAATGTTAATTGTTGAGTTTCTATATATCCATTTCCATATGTTGCATTATCTGATATACTAAATACAATTCCTTGTAATATATTAAATGTATTTGTATATGAAAATTCACCACTACTATTTACACTAACACTTATTGTATATTTTACACTATCAGATTGTGTTATATATTGTAAAAACATTGTTGATGGAAAAATAGATGGTATCCAATTATCAATTGTTCCTGTAAATATTGTTGATACATATGTTTGAAATGGTGTAGGATTTGGTACAATACTATCTAATGAAATTTGTTGAATTACTGATAATTGATTTGTTAATTGTTCTAATATAGTATATCCTGATACATTATAATTTCTATCTGATATAAAAACATCATATGAATCTGTTACAAGTCCTGTAATTGTCGCAGTAAAATTAAGATAATATTTATTATTAATAAATTGTATTGTTTGTATTCCATAATTCCACAATAATTGACCGTTATCATAAATATATATATATAATTGTGTAATTCCATATGATATATCCCAGTTTGTTAATAATACTGAATAATTTGTTGGTTTTGTTGTTAATACATAACTTTGAATATCAAATTTTGCATCAATTGGACCAATACTAGTATTTAATGTTTTAGTATCTGATTCTAAATATCCTGTACCATATGATGTTCCACTTGAAAATCCAAATGAAACAGTAGGATATTGAGTTACTTGCGCTATAAATGAAAATGTGCCATTTGTATTTATTGTAACGATTTGATTAACTGGAGTACTTGTTGTTAAATTTTTATTAATAAATACCTTGATATTTGATCCAAAATATGATTTCCAATTATTTAATTTTCCTGTAAATGTAGAATTTGTATATGTTGTTAATGGATTTACACTTGATGTTAATGTATCAATTGTAATTTGATTAGATATATTTATATTTGGCGTAATACTTTGTTTTAAATATAATTGATTTGGATCTTTAATATAAATTGTATATTCATTTTCAGATAATGAAAATGATGTTGTAAAAATTACAGAATATACATTATTTAAATTAGTTATAGTATATTGTCCTAATGTTATTAATGGTGTATCAGGGTCATTCCCTAAATACACAATTAATGAATTAATATTATTAACAGTACTGTAACTACTATGCCAATTGGTTAATCTAATATTATAATTTGTTGATTTTGAATTAATTATATATGATGATGATACTAATAATCCATTTACATTTCCGATTACATTTACTAAAAATCCAGCACCATAATTAATTAATCCATTTCCATATATTGAGGAATCTGATATAAATATATATACCGGTGCTACTGATATTGTATATAGACTATAATTTAATATGTCATTTATATCAAATATAATAGGTGTACCCTCCGTATATATATTTGAAGAATTTGCTGTAGTTGAAAGGAAAATATACAATAAATTTGGAATATCTTTACCAATATTATAATTAGATGAATAATTATTTACATGTATTTGAATACTATTGGTAGTATATGTTGTTAATGTATTTGTAATATAATCAGTATAAAATGCAGGAATAATATCAATATAATTAAATGTTACAAGATCACCAGGTGGATTCGTTATTTGAATATTAACTAATCCTGCACCATAATTATATTGAGAGGAAATTTTATTATATGTTAAATATACATAACGCTGTGATATATTTGTAAATGTTGTTGTAAAATATAATACATATTTTGTATTTTCTAATACAATTAAATAATTTACATCTGGAAGATTATTAATTGGTATGTAATTTGTATATACATCTAATGATGTTATATCTCTAGTATATATATATAATCTAGTAATTCCACTTGTAATATATGAAGATAACCAATTTCCTAATGTTATTTTAAATGTAGTTTGAATATTTTGAATACTTACGTAACGATTTAATATTCCCGTTACATTATTAATTCTAGTTGTTACTATGGGATTTGTAATATTTGTTAGGAAATTTACTGGTTTAGATCCATACGGTACTGTATTTGATATAGGATTATATGTTAAATAAATATATTTATTACCAAGTGATTTAAATTCAGCGTTAAATATAAATCTATATCCTGTGTTTATTTGATTAAGTGTTACAATCGCCTGAGGTTGATTAATAACATTTGAATCATTTCCTAAATTTAATCCATTTGTATTATCCGCAAAATATAAATATAAATTAGTTATTTGATATAATGATGACCAATTAGGTAATGTTACAGTATATGTCGTTAATACACCTAATAATGATGTATTACTTGATAATACACCTTGTTTTGATATATTAGATATATCTGCAACAATATTTATTGTTTGAGATTGACTAATATTTGGTATTAATGCAAATACTGCTGCAGTATCAATATCTTCAATATCTTGTTTATCACTGATATAAATATATTTTGAATCAACAATAGGAAAGGTTAATATTGAATTAATTCTATACGATGGAATATTTGATAATGGTTCATAATATTCTTCAACACTAAATGGACCATCACCTACGCCAATATCACCATTTGCATTTGTTAAATCTAATGCATTTGGATTATCTCCGACAAAAGTATATAATACTGGAATATTTAAATTTAATGACCATCCAAACATTGTTATTTTAATAGTTCTTGGAATCGTTATAATTGCATAATTATTATCTAATTTACCATTTGATATATTTGATACGGTAATTGGTGTTTGAATATTAACTGCAACAATACTCGATCCAAAAGGATTATTATTATCAATTAATGCATTGGTAATTGAAATAAAATTTTTACCAGATACTGAAAATGTTAAATAAAGTGAACCATTATAATTTCCATTATTAAATATAACTTGTCCAGATCCTAAAAAATTACTTGCAGTTGGATTTATACCAGAATATACGTAAAAATAATTTCCATAAAATTCAGACCAATTAATTAAAATTAAATTATATAATGTCGATACATTTAATTGAGCATTAATCGGTAATATAACTGCGTTTACAACTCTGGTTGGATCTGTTTTAGACGTAAAATTATAATATATAAATGATTCAATAAATGTAGGAAAATGAATAAATGTATAATTTGATGTATTTGGTAGATTTGGATCAGATGAACTATATGTTGATAATACATTAAGACATTTTGATATATCTTGAATATTTTGAAAAATTGTAAACATATTTTCTAATATATTTGTTATATCATATTGATATAACAATTGAGCATATCGTAATTTATTTTCATCTAAATTATAATCATATCCAAATCCTAAATTATTATAACTGATTGTAAATGTATTACCAGAATATCCATCAACAACTTCTGCATTAATTATTTTAGAACCAGTATTAATTGTAATATTATATTGTTCTAGATTTGTTGTAAAATATATATTATATAATGTAATTGTAACATCATATTCACTTTTTTCAATATTTATTGTTTTTAAATCATATTTACTATCTGTTAAATTAAAAATAGTATTTTTAATATTACTTATAATATAATCAATAATAGTTGAAAATAAATTAGATGGTATATTTGTTGTATGTGTTGAATAATATTCTAATCCATCAATAATATTTTCACTTTCTGTCTTTCTTACCATATATTTTATATTATTAAATGTAATTTCTTCATAATCAGATATTAATATTTCATTATTTTCTAACCAATAATCATATGAATTGTGAAAACGTACACGTTCTTCAAAATTATTATATTTTCCAATTAAACTTTGTCTTAATGCAAACATTAAACGATAATAATCTGAATAATTATAATTCTTTTTAATATTAATCAATGAAAAATCATTTGAAATTCTAAATTGTTCATATTCTCCTAAATATGTTTCTATATTTGTTGTATTAAATACAGTAATTGTAATTTTTAATAATGAATTCATAAACATATCAATTATATCTATTAATCTATCTTCTCCTTCTAATTTATATAATCTAGTATATAAATCATTGTACGTAATTTCATAGATTGAATTTTGATAAATAATTTTTTTTGATTTTAATAATAAAAATAAATATTCCGATATTAAATTAATTAACCCTTTTTTCCAATCTTTTGCATTAAGTACAGATAATGTATTCCCTAATGACATAGGTGTTAATTGAAATGAACTTCCAATTAATTCATTTTGATTTAATAAAAAACATTCTGATACTAAATAATAATATATTTTTACTATTAATGATGGTAAAACAATATTTCCTTCAATATATGATGGTTGTTGTGCACCCGTTGGATCAATCATATTTATAGATCCTTGATAATTATAATCAGATAATACACCAAGAGTATATGGATATCCACCAAATATTAATCCATTATCATTAAATGTATTAGTAACTATTGTTCTTTCACTTAAAAATTCAACATATTTATCATTATTTAATAATATGACTGATAATGATGCATTATCTGATATTAATGTTAAGTCATTCAATAAATCTTTAATAAATAATAAATTATCAACATGTTTATTAATAAAAAATGAATGTTGAATATTTTGTAAATGATCAATTGATCCTCTTACTGCAATTGCATCAATAATACTATCAAAATCTTCAACATCATTTAAAATATCAGGATACTCACTATATGTATTTAGACCGGTAATTTCTCTAATATTTGTAGTGGGATTATATATATATGAATATGCTGGACCAACAAATGAATAATAATAATTTCGATACTGTATTTTTAATAAAAGAAATAAATACATAAATGATTTTGGACGATTAATTATATTACCATTATTTAATGTAATTGTAGAAGGTACTGATTTATATGGATAAAATGCATTATAATCAATTAATAATTGATGAAAATTACCTAAGAAATAATTAACTCCAGATGATAAATATTTAATAAAATAATAACTTACATCTAATTCAGGATTATCATATTCTCCAATATCTGGTTTTAATGATTGATTACTTAAAAATGAATATAAATAATTTAAATAAAATACAACTGTTTTACTCGCATTTTGAATATTATATAATTCATGATATACTAATGGTATTAAATGATAATCTACATTATTTGAAAATTTAAAAAATTTATCATAAAATGTTACTGATGTTACATCATTTATTGAATAATAATCTTCCATTAATTTCTTTTGATCAATTGTTTGAGTTTCAATTGAAATATTCTTTTGTCGATAATTTAATATATTTTTAAATAATTCTTTAAAACATGCAACATCTGATTGATAACTACCAAATATATTCTCAGCAGATAAATTCATAAAATCTAATTCAATTAATGTATAATTATCTGTTCTATATGTATAATCACTTACTAAATTATCTTTTTCATTAAAATATGTTATATTATTAATAATATTATTAAAATCATTAATTATTTGATGATAATTACTATTTGATAAATATTTAATTAAATTTATATCTGAAAAATTACGCTGATTTGTTTGATAAAACATATTCATAAAAGAATGTAATTCATATCCAATTGTAGAAAAATCTAAAATATTATAAGATAATTGACTATATTGATCAATAGTAGTTGATAATCCTGAAATAATTGACGAATATATATAATTTTCGGTTGTATTATAATTTTTTATATAATCATTCCAAGATTGGTATAATCTTAAATCAGTCATTGGTACAGATGAGACTTTAAATTGAGTTATAATTTGTAAATATTTATCATTATTAGGATATGGTCCATTTATATTAATAGAATATTTCATTAATGTTAAAAATTCTTGAAAATCTGTAAATCGTTTATTTAATATAGTTAATATCTCAATTATTTGAATTGGATCATCATCCATATCAAATGAATTTGCAGTAAAAGCATCAAAATTATCTATAATACTATATAATCTTTGATCTAATAAATTATATCTTAAACCAACATTATTTAATCTACATTTTTCATCTCTAGTACCATATGCCATTCTTGTTGCATAGATTGTTTCACCTTTGATTTTATCAGGACGATTATTATATACTATATTTGTATTATTTTTTGTGTAATATTCAGATATAAAATTACGACCAGAATAAATAAAAAACATATCATAAAAGATAGACAAAGTATTATAATAATAAAAATAAGGTTGTGCACTTCTTTGAATCCATGAATTATAACTTTGTATAATATTACCTTCCATATTAGGTAAATATATTCCAGATTGATTTGCATAAAAAAATGCAAAATCTGTTGTATTAAGTGACGCACTAATATAATTATTTATTTTTACATAAAAATTATTAAGGGTCTTTTGTGTATATTGATTATCTCTTAATATACCACCATAACCTGCATAAAATAAATATTTTAAATAATCGTAATGTATTGATAAATTAAATACTTTATAATAATCATTGACATTATATCCTGTTGGATATACAATACTTGATGTAAATGTAGTATCTGTTGTATTATTTATTATGTATTGATCTGAAACTAATATAATTTTAACTAAATCTCCCGCACCATGAACTTTATAAATTATTGGATAATTACTTAAATCTAAATTATCATTTAATACCAAATTAATTGAATGTTTTTTACTTAATCTTGATATATAATAAAATATAGATGAACATTCATTAATTATATTTGATACTTCATTTAAAAAATTTGTATCAAATGTTGGATTATATTCTGGTTTTAATGAATATGATAAATATAATGTTTTAAATGCATTAATATCATTATTATTTTGAATTATTTTATTATACTCCTCATAATAATATGATAGTGTTAAGTTATCTATATTTGAAAATGTAGTAGTATTCATTATTGATAAAAATATATTAAATAATAATTTACCTAATATTTCAGGTGATAATTCATATATTGTTTTAAAATATGTTTCATCTGTACTAGTATCGACATTATATTTATCATTATAATTTGTAAATAATTCTAATAAATACTTGTATAAATAATATATTAATAATCCATCATCTTTTCCTGATAATGCACTGATATAATTATTTTTAGTTGTAGTATTAATACCATGGGTTGCAAATATATTATTCCAATATGCTTGTGCATATTGTTTTTGAGCACTTATTACATGTTCTTCTAATTCAACCAAATACTTAACAAATGAAAAATTAGTACTATTTTTTATTGGAGTATATGTTGTATATTTTGATACTTTATCTAATAAATTATATGAATATTCAACTGGTTCTGACAATAAAGGTAATTGTGATGGATCTAAATATGAAATTGGTCCCTCATTATTATTTCTATAATTATAACCATCTGTTCTAGGATAATTTATATTATTTACAAAATAAATATAGGAATTCTCATTCGAATAATTTTCAGATAATTCTTTTATTTTTTGATATATATTTTGATATATTTGAGCGTGTTTACTATATACAAATCTTGGATAATATTCAGTTGATTTGTACTCTATTATATATGATCCATTTAATAATAATGGATTCTGATCAATAACATCTTCTTGATATACAGTATATTTAGTACCACCTATTCTATTAATAGATGATCGACTTAATTCATAATTTTTCATATATCCAATTATCATTTCATGTTGAGTATTGATATAATCGAGTAATATATTATTACCATATAATTGTGATGTAATTGGTGATGTATCATTTATAATAACATTTAAATCATTCGAATAATTATCTAAATATGAAGTTAAACTAGAAACTGTTATTATTCCAGATGAAGTATTTGTTGTATATTCAAAATAACAATTTTTAAAATCAATATATTCTAAATTAAATGAATCTTCAATTAATAAAATAAATGATGTTAAATCAAATTTTATTGTATTTCCTGTAAATACAATTAGTAAATTAGTTGGTATTGTATTAGATACAAGATAATAATCAGAAATAGTAGTATTATTGAAATCTTGTTTATAATAATTAAATACTAATTGGGTTAAGTTATTTTTTTGAATTGGTATTAATGATGTTACAAATGATAATATAGTTTTTCTTCCATTTTGATTTTGATCATTATTTTGTAAATAATTTAATATTTTTACAAAATTATCACTTAATTTATTTCTAATATTTAATAATGACACAGACCATTGATTATTATAATCACTCGCTAATATTTGATACTTATCTAATACATGTGTTGTTAAAAAATTAATATATGATAATTTATTTATATATATTCCATCATTCATTACATGCGTATTTATTACTTTTTTAATATATTCAATATATCTAAAAGTACCGTTTTCTAAATTAGTAAATGCTGTATCACCTGTTCCAATAAAAGAATATATTCCTAAAGTATTCGCATAATTAATTTTAAAATATACATTATTTAAATAATCATAATTTGATGGCGATTTAATAATTGTTTTATAATATAATTTTGATAAATAATTATATAATACATCATAACTATCAGAAATATACGTTTGAATTGTATTTGTTAAATCATTGACAACAGAAGATGTTAAAACAAAGTCATTTGCAAAGACAAATTCTCTTAATATTTTTTCAGATATTGATTTAATTTGAATTTCAATAATTGATGATATTGATACATCAGTATAAATATCATTTTTAATTATATTTACAAAATCATTGGTATTAGTAAATGTTGATCCATAAGATGAATTATAATTTGTTAAAATAGTATTTGTTGTTATATTTGTATTTGTATTTATTAATAATGTATCTGTTAATAATAAATTAGATATTTCTATTGGAGATACTGTTAGTGTAGTAGTGTAATTATTGGTTGTATACTTATCTTGATCTTTGAATATTTTTTGAATTTTATTTACTTTATACAAACCATATAACATATTATAATTATTTGTTGGAGTAATATTTTCAGGATTAATACCTACAATGATTATGTCATTGATATTAATATTAATAGATCTATCTAGTAAAAATTCAGTATAATTATTAATATTATTTTTAATTGATGATATTATTGCAAAGTTTATTGGTTCAATTTGGTTTATTGATAATCCATAATAAATATATAATGTTTGAGAAGTTGTATCAATAATATTATTTTTTATCTTATGTCTAAATGGTTCAACAACTAATCTTAATGGTGATGTATCTTTAACATATTTAATTGTAACCGCACCAATAATACTATTATTTCTTTTTACTAAAATAAAATTTCTATTAAATATAGAGAAAAATGATGATATATAATCATATGAATTATTTAAATTATTATTAGTATTTTGATATGGTAAAAATGTTAAAAAATAATTTGTTGAAAATGAAATTGGTATTACTATTTCATATTGATAATCTAGCGGATTTATATTAAAAATACTTTCATAATCAAATACATAATTATTTATTGTTGTTGAATCTGAAATTTGTTTATTCATATTTTCAATAAAACTATTCATTGCAATAATTTCAGGTCTTCGTAAAATATATTTTTTAACTGTATCATTATAGATAGTTAACCATTGATCAAAATATTTAATATTTAAATTAGGATTAATTTCTTTAATATTTAATAAATTTGCAATAAAGAAATAAAATTCTTTATCTTGAAAAGAATAATTTAAATAATCAATATTCGTAATATTATCTTTAATTCCATAAACTAAATCTTTAATTGTATGTAATTTATATTTATTATCAAAAAATTGTGAATTGGTTTCTAAAAATTTACTTAATGAATATTTTTGTTTTTTTCCTTGTATTAAAAACATTGTAGCATCTAATAATGGTAATACTAATTGATATTGACCAAGAATACTATCTCTAACAAGATATGCTTGCATTTCTGACCCTAATGATAATTTATATAAATTTTCATTATATTGTTGTAAATCATTCATTGTTGTAAAAGTATATTGATTTTGTAATGAATTCAAATATTCATCTCTATTTGTAAATATATATTCTCCGGTAATTTCAGGTAAATCAATTACTAACATAATATCTGTTAATAAATCACCAGTTCGTGGTATAACCGTTTCTATTTTTTTTCCAAAATCACTTAAACTTGTTAAATTTAATATAGTATTTTCAATTGAAAATGGTGTATATTTATGATAAACTATTTTAAATAATGTATATGTTTGGTCATTAAATAAAGAATCATTTGATGTATTTGACGCTAATTGCAATATACCACCTCCCATAATTAATATCCTTATAATTATAATAACAAAATGTTTAAATTATTATTATATTTTTATTTATGAAGAAAAATACAAAGCACCCATACCATTCGCTAATCTTAAAATATTATATGTTAATCCATAGATAGTGAATCTCGCTTTGTTAATATCTGTATTATTATAATTACTTGCATAATTCCAATACGTATCTGTAAATTTTAATGTCATTGATTTATATCTCATTGCAGAATAATTACATGATCCAGATGGTTGATATTCTTCTGGATTAATTGAATATGAATACATATAAATACCATCTTCTGGAATAGAAGTATGATGTTTATATGGTTCAATTGTATTTATAAAATTACCATTTAATGATTTTTGTCTTGGATAAGATTCAAATAATAATTCAAATGTATCTAATGGGCCAGAATAATTTAATGTTAATATTGCAGTATCTTCACCTTCATATACTCCATCAAATTGAAATTGTTTATTATCTATTGCAATAATTTTATACGTTTTATTATAAAATTTTGTATTAGAAAATGTAACATTTTTTCCAATTAATGTAGAATCAATCGTTAATTGATCTACAAATTCATCATCTAAAATAAAAATGGGTACAATTTTTGTATTTATAGTTTTATTTGTAATAGTTCCTTCTACTACAATATTTGTAGAATATGAGTAATTTTTATAATTTAATGATTGATTACTTTTTGTAAAAAAATATAATGATTTAACTGAATTGAAAAAATCATAATTTATTGTTTGTGTTTGACTTATAATATCGATTGTATATTCTTGGACATAATCAATTAAATATTCGTGTGCATAGGTTGCAAATTTTACTCTTTCATCTTGATCTAAATATATATATTCAGTTAATAATCGTGCATCAATAATACTAACATAATTATCTATATTAATATTACTATTTGTTATTAATGGATCAATATTTGCAATATTAAATAAATCATTTAATCGTATTGATATTTTAACTTCATGATATCTAAAAAATATAATTGGTAACGCACATTCTAAATATCTATTAAAGAAAAATTGTAATGGTATTAATAATTGATATTGAGGTTTTGCATTATCATCATATGTTGTTAATATATCAATATTTCCAATCATTTTATTGTATGTTGGTAATATTTCAGATGATAATGTTAATTCAGACCAAATATTTAACCAATCTGTATAATGTCTATCTATTTTTTGACCACCTATTTCTAAATCAATTTGATTTAATAATAAGTGTCCTAACTTTTCTTTCCATCCAAAATAATAATTTGTTTTTGTTCCAAATTCTTTTGTTGCATTATATAATAAATTATCGTAATATTTGGTTAAGGATACAAATGAATTAAATATAGGTAAAGATACTAAACCAGTAATAGGATCAAAAGCATCTGTTTTATTAGTTAATGAAGTATATTCTAAAATAAAATCAAAATGTGTTCCATACATACTATAATAAATACCAGTACCTTGAACGTCTCCATATGCCTTTGATAATGCCAATGTATCTAATATTGTAATTATATCAGATATGTTAAAATTTATATTTGTTTGCTCATCTATAATTTTTCTATAAGTTGGATATAATACATTTAAAAAACTTAAAAATGCAGTATATGTTGTTTGTGCATCACTTCTAGATAATCCAGAAATTATATCTTCTGGTAATCTAGGTATACTAACACTTGATAATGTTACTGCAAAATACATTTTATGTATTAAATCTCCATTTTTTGGTAAAATACAAGTAAGTGTCTCTCCGAATTCAAATGATCCTGACATTGGAATATAAATCATTTCAGTTGCAAAATTAGTATGTCGCTTATATATTATATCAAAAAAAGAAATCTGAGGAAATTCATTAAGAAAATCAACATTTCCTTTTATTTCTAATTTTAGATCACCCTTCATATAGTATCATATTATTTTTATCTTTAAAATATAAATTTAATAAATTTAGTATTTTACGGTAATCCTTTCAGGATTATTTATCTTAGTATTTGACGGTAATAAACTTAATTTTTTATTTTTATTAATCATTTTAGATGCATTATATAATTTTGATTTAATTTTTGATTTTAAATGTTCTTTACTTTCATTATTATCAATTTCATCTTTTGTTGATTCTAATTTTATTTGTAATTTATCATCAACTTTAAGATCTTTTATTAAAGATGAAACATGTTTTTTATCTACCTGTAATATATTCGACAATATTTCTTCTTGTGGTTTGCTGATCCAATTGTCATTGATTAAAACAAGACCTGTTGTACTTCTTAGATTGGAAATTAAGAAATTTTGAAATTCAGGATAATTTTTATTACAATGTATAATTTCAGCAGCAACCAAAGGATAATATGTACCAGAAGTACATATCTTAATTATTTCTTCTTGTGTTAATCGTGAGAGATCTTCCTTGCCTGCAGAGAAGATATTAATATTGACGTTATGATTAGTGGTGGTGTTGTTAATCGTTATATTTTTTTTAGATTCAGTCAATTCTTTTAATTCATACATATTTTTTTGATGATCTTCTTGTATTTTTTGATTTTGTAATAATAATTCTTTTAATTTTTCCATAATTTGTTCATTGGTAATTATAGTATTTTTTTCTTTCATAATTTTACAACTTTTGTTATTTATATGTATTTTTACATTACTTTTCTGAAAGAATTTTTTAAAACAATATGGACATGTATTATTATTTATAATTGGAGAATCAACTTTATTATTTTCAATTAATTTATTTTCATTATTTTCATTATTTTCTAAATTTTCATTAATTTCATGATTAATTGATTCAATATCATCATTATCATTACATGGATTTATTCTCTGTATATGTTTAGTATAATTATATTTTTTAGTAAATATTTTATTACATTTATTACAAATATATTTCATTATTATTATTATCAATATATAATTTTAAATATTTATATATATATATGATACATAATTTTTTGCCATAAATTAATCATTTTTTTGATTATTTTGCCATAAATTTGCCATAAATATATTATTTTTATCAATAACAAAAATAATATAAATTATTATATTTTTTATATCATAATCAATTATAATATATTTGCCATAAAAATGCCACAAATTCATCAGAAACATCGGAAAAAATGATTAAAAATGCTATAAATTTGCCACAACTGCCACAAATTCATCGGAAAAATCGGAAAAAATGATGAGCACGTGGCATTTAGTTTATTACCAATATCAATTAGAATTTTTTTATATAAATATATATACCATATATATTTAAAATTATATATTTTTTATTTCCCCTTATTAAAAAAAAAAAAAAAGGATATATGAAATATAATATAAAAATAATATAAAAATAGAAAAGTATAATTGTAAAGAAAAATAATTAATATAAAAATTAAAAAAGTAGAGAGAGAGAGATTCAAAAATGAAAATAAAGTTTTTGAAAAAACAGAAAACTAAAAATAGAAAAATAAAAAAATAGAAAAATGTTAATTTTAAAAATTAAAATAACATAAAATAACATAAATTAACTTTCATCATCAGAATCATTGTTTGTAATAATTTTTAATTCAAAATCATCTGATGTATTATCAGATGATTTGGTATTATTTACATATTTAAGAATATTTGTTTCATTTTCTGGAAATTTAATTGACGTATATTCATTAAGTGAAGATTTATTATTTATTTTTAATGGTTCTTGAAAATAAATATTAATATCTGAATCATCAAATTCTATAAAATATCCTTCTTCTTCTAATTTTCTTTCCAAATTTTTTCTATATTGTTTCTGTATTTGATCTATAATTAATTCATGACCATCTGATATAATTGATTCATCACGTTTTACTGAATATACTACATAAATATTATTATTAGAATCTATTTCAAAATTATCATAATTTTCGGCATCATATATTTTATCAATTATTGCAAGATAAATACGTTCTGTTAGAATGAAAGTTTTATGAATTATATATTTTTCTAACCTATCATTAATTTGTTTTGACATTTTATGATAATATATTGTTATTAAATTATAATAACTATAGTATTATAATTTAAGATATTCAATTTTTATAATTTAATTATATGAAGATTAAAACATTTACATTTAATGTAGGTAAATTAAATAAATATATAGATGATATTAATATTAATTTATTAGATAATCATTTGAATAATATATTTAAACCTAATATAGATACAATATATTTTATATCAACTCAAGAAGATAATAAAAAATCATTCTTAATTAACAAGATAATTGATATTTTTGTACCAGAAGAATTTAAAATCCAATTATCATATTTTAGTTCATGGAGTAACGATTTTAATATTCATAATTTAATTATAATTCCAAATATTATTTTTAAAAGAAATTTATTTACTTTTTTAAAAGATATAAAAATTAATCATAATTTAGTTTCTAGTAAAGGAACAATAATAAATAGACTATCAAATGATGATACTGAAATTTATTTTATTGCATCACATTTACCAATGAATAAAAATAAAGATGATTTAGGATTAAGTGAACGTATTTCAGCTATGCAATCTGTTATAACTGAATTAAAAATAAATTATTTAGATTTAAATAAACAAAATTATATATTATGGATTGGTGATTTAAATTTTAGATTATACAATGATGGTAATCAAGATCAATTACTAGAATATCTAGATAAAGTTGATAATGATATAATATTTAAAGATTTATCAGATATTTATAAATATGATCCAACATGTAAAACATTAATGTTTGATGAGAAAATAAAATGTGATGAAACATGTATTATAAATGATGCATCATGTGATAAACCATGTTATGATATAAAAAGTAAATCAGGTAAAAGAGATCCAAGTTATTGTGATCGTATATTAGGTTGGAGTAATGTTGGACCATTTGAGAATTTTAATAGTTATGGAATAACTGCAAAAATGTATGATTTTATTAAATATAGTGATCATAATCCAGTAGTAAGTGAAATTATTTTACCTGATGGAATTGAATATACAACGAGTCCATTATTTAGAGGAGGTAATATAATAAATTATAGTGAAAAAATAAATAAATATAAAAATAAATACCGTCAAATATTAAAATTAAAAATTCTTTTAGTGTGAATATTTAATAACAATAATAATTTATACAGAAGGAAAAAATTCCCAATTTAGATAATCACAAATTTGTTTCCAAGTTCCATCAACTTCTTGTAATTTTTCTCTATTTTTCAGTAAAGGAAAATAGATAAGATAATCATCTAATTCTAATAATTCAAAGAATTTGTGCATTAGATAATTATAATTTAAACAACTCTTTCTATTTTTAGGTTTAAAGATCTCAAATGGTTCTTGAATTTCTTCAAACATCATATCTATTTTATGTTCTGCTTCACGGGTAATTGTAATTGGTAATTTATTCGTTATAAAACAAATAATATGAGTAATGTGTTCATAATATTTATTATGACCAAGTTTTTTAAGAATATCTCTCATTACTTTATGATTTATACTATCATTATCTAATCTTAATTTTTTGATTTCTTGTTTAATTTCATCATATATTTCATTTGGTATATCGATTGTTTCTTTTGCTTGGAATTGATTAATTCTTTCATTAAGATGATTTTTTCTTTTATATGCAGTATAATTTTTACTTGTTTGTACAGGTTCTTGATAATTTGGTTTGTCTGTATCTAATAATATTTCATTTGACACACCACATGCAGTACATACAATTAAACCATCATGTTGATGAATAGTCATTTCTGTTTTACATTCTGGACATTCTAGAATTGTATTATGAGATAATTTATTTGTTGTTTGATTTGTAATTTTTAAATAATCATTTAATAATGTTGCTTTATTTATTACAGATGGTTTACTATCATAATAATTAACTAGAATATCAATTGTATTATAAAAATAATCTAATTCAGCAGAATTACTTTCAATATCATCTACATTTTTTTGAAACATATCAATTTTTTCTTGATATAATTTTATTTTCATATCATTTTCAATACTTCCTTGTGTATTTTTTATATTAATAATTTCATTTTTATATTTTTCTATTTTTATTTTCCATTTATTAACCATTTCATGTTTATTTTTAAACGCATTCATTGTTTTTTGATGACATATATCAACAGTATCTTGAATATTCGCTTGTTTTTTTCTATTTTTATTATTAACAAAAGAAGAATATTTTGTTGTTTTTTCCTTAAATGTTGACATACTTATAAATATAAAAAATATTTAAGTAACAATTAAAATTATTAAATATGTTTAAATTAAAAAATATATTCAAAATATAATAGAAAAATGGGATCAATAAATGATCAATTTAGTTTAATTAAAGAATTTAAAAATTCAGTAAATATACAATTTGGTGTTACATCTGTAACAGCAAGTTCTATTAATAATAATTTATGGGTTAATATTCTATTATATATATTAGAATATGCACCATTAATAAGTGGTTTTGGTGCAGTATGCTATGCAATGACTAGTATAATATCTGCTGATTTATTATCAGTTCTAATTAATAGAAATTTAATTATATTTTTTAATCTAACGATTGGATTTTGTGGTGGAATTGTAATTGCAGAATGGTTATTCTTAAAAGAATTAATAATTGCAATGATACCAGTTGCAAAAATATTATCAGGAATTGTATAATAATAAATTAAATAATTATTAATTTAATTTATCATTTTCTAAAAAAATATATAGTTTTTAATTAATTTTTAATTAATTAATTAATTATTTGGGGTTAAATCTTAAAAAATTATTTTCTATAATATAGGTATATACTAAAAAAATGGGTGGTGGCTTAGTTCAACTCGTAGCTTATGGCGCTCAAGATGTATACCTAAACTAGTTGGGTAGAAAAGCGGTCTGCTAAAGAACATATGTATAGGTTCTTTAGATAATTCAGTTAGTGATATACATTGTAAAATTGATGCGCCACCTCAATTTACAT